CTCATAAGTTGCGACTGTGGACTCCCGTTCTGTAACGGTCATCTTCTTGGTTTTGAACTCGTCCTGGAACATGGATCTCAGTTCTTCCTCTGTAGCAGAGATGGTCTTAATTAGAAGGCTTCCATCTGCACGGATCGATGCCGACTGGACTATCAGTTCAGATGCATCATTGAAAATAATCTTCAATTGTTACTCCTTTCCGAGGAGTACTTAATAAAATAGCAATATAAGAAGTCTTGTTTATGAATGAGGAATCCTCTTTTTCATAGGCATGTCCCACTCCTAGCACTGAACCAAAATCATCTTTCACAACTGCAGACATCACACAGATGCCTTTCTCTAAGCTTTCAATATTTGTCTCGATACTTCCGTTCGGATATAACATTCGAAATACACGAATTCTTTGATTTACTTCCGCATATTCTTTTCCTTTAACTTCTATTTTTGTGATTGTTTGATTTGCAATCATTAACGATTCATATGTCATCTATACCGCCTCCTTCAACACAAGTTGCCCGTCTGGCTGTCTGATCAGAAGCGATCTGATAAGCTCTTCTCTCTTTTTCTTCTTGTCCTGGCAATCACGTTTCTCTTCCGGATCCAAATTACAACCACAGAACGGACATTCCTTGTAATACATTAATACTCACCTATCTCTTTCACATAAGTCTCACACCCGCGTTCTTCGCGGATCTGCATTGCGAGATCGTTTACTCTGTTTTTTTCTGCGCGTGTAACAAAACGATATGTTCCATATTTGTATTCTTCCGCTCCGAACACCATCCATATTTCTGCCATTACACAACCCTCCTGTAATTAGCATTGAGACAATCCTCACATAAACGTTCTCCATCTATCGTATAGATATAATCTCCTTCATACACCTCACACCCACAGCAATCACAATATGTTGCAGGTTCCTGTTCCGGAGGCGATGTTTTCCATTCGTCATATCCTGGTATATGTTCCATTTGACTAATTTCCTCCTGTTTTGTATAATATAATTGACTAATTTCCAGAGTGCTTCTCGCCTTGCCAGGCTTATGAGAGCACTCTTTTTTATTTTGCCAAGTCGAACAACTGCTTGATCTGCCCGACTGTCAGTACGGTATCCGATTGCAGTCCGCACAGAGTATCAACAACCTGGCATCTTCTGGAAATCAAGCTCAGACTTTTCAAGTTAGCTTTCTCATCGAAGCTCTTCCGGAAATATTCAAACTCTTCCTCGTTCATCACTGTCACGATCTCGTTCATATCCTCACCACCTTCCTATACATATCCGTAAGCCCGTCTCCATTCCTGGTACTCGTCCTCCAGGTCAGCATCCTCAATAACCTCATGGAGCATCTTGAACTTTTCATATTCAAACCGATGTCCGACTGCCTCAAATGGAATGGCTTCACACACCTTGCACTGCTCCGCACTATGCCGGAATAAGATTTCTTTTAAGCTTGCTGTATCAGCCATGTGATCACCTCCTGCATTTTCAGAATTTTGATGGAGATCACCACGAACATTATCATTGTTGCAATGTCTCCCAGGATCACCAGCACGAATAACGTGTCCACAATCCTCTTCATTGTCCATTTTCTTTTCTTCATGCTTAATACCCTATGAACAGCCAATGAAGAAACATAGCCATTGGCAGTCCGTTCATCATCAGTCCTACCGCTATCCAGTCTCTAACTCTCATGGGCTTGTCCTCCTTTCTACCGCCTAAGCGGTTTTCTCTCGCTTATATCCAAGATGCTCCAGCGCCCGCCGGTTCCATTCGTCTACCAGCCTTTGTCGTTCTTCCTTGGAAAGAGAAGAGATTTCTTTTTCTTCTCCATTAATAACTACAATGTTAAAATGTTTCAATTACACCACCTCTTCTATAAGTTATGTGGCACGGTTTGTACTTGTTGCTATGAGATGCAATCCTTTTCGCACAATTGTGAATACGCCAAGAAATAATAAAAAAATTAATATCATCATTCCAATGGCATTAGGCAAAATACTTATAGCTTCTATTAATGCTGCTGGCGTAAAAACTAGTATCCAGCCAATTATCTTTCTCAGTTTCATCTACTCACCTTCCTATTTCTTCATGCCAATGCGAATCGCACAATCCTTTATTTCAACTACTGTTGTTATCGGCGCTTCTCCTATATACTGACTAATCTGCTCCACGGCATCTCTCATGCATTTTCCGCATATCGGACAGTAATTTGCTTCCTCTGCGAGTTCTGTAAAACACGCTGGACATAACCGCTTCATTTCGTCCACCTCTCTTCTATTGCATCTTTCCTCAATCTCTCCTATACTTTAGTTACAGGCACCGCCATGCCGAGTATTTATGAAAGGAGCGCGTTTTATGGATTTACCAACTTTAATTAATACTATTCTTTGCATTCTATCATTCATTTTGGCAGTAATTTCTATCATAACTGTCGTTATAACACTCCGCCAAAACTCAAAAATGATTGAAAATTCCACCAGACCGTATATTTCTATCTCTTTTCACCCGCTATTTAGTCTCGACTATTTGATACTAAAAAACTTCGGAAATTCCACTGCCAAGATTATTTCACTTGAAACCAACGTGGATTTTCGTATATGCTTTGATGACGATTTTCATTTGCCATTTTCTCATGCTGCTGGCACTTATCTCCATCCTGGTGAACGAATTCTTTCGGCAATCGATGAAGCATATAAATTATGTAAGAAATATGATTTTCTTATATTTGACATAACATATGAAGCATCTGGAAAGCTCTATAAAGAGCATATAGAAATTAATCTGAATTCATATGCTGATCATGCCGCTATCCGTC